TTAAATCTGGTGGAAAAGTATTACCTACATTAACTTTTAGTGATGGTGAAAGAACATTAACTGAAAAAGAATATAATAACATGTTAGCTATTAATGAATATTTAAAAGGTAAAGGATATAGAAAAGAAGCAAGGGCTGGAATTTTAGGTAATATAAATATAGAAACTGGAGGAAGCTTTAGTCCTAAACAAATAGAAAATGCAAAAGATAAAACATTAGGTTATGGTATTTTTCAATTAACTGGTAAAAAGAAAGACTATGATAGGTGGATGAAAGAAAATAACTTTAGTGTCGAAAATACAGCAGAATTACCAATGCAAATTGAATATATGCATGAAACTATTTATGGAAATAAACTAACTGGCAAAAATATAGGTAGAGAAATTGGACCGGGAACAGCAGCTAGATTGCAAAAAAGTTTTGCTACTGGTACAGCAGAAGAAATAGCATTAGCTTTTAGTAATGACTGGGAAAAACCAGAAGTTCCTCATAATGAAGCAAGACAAAAATCAAGCTCTACTCTTTTTAATTTAATACCATAATGTTACTTTATACAGAAAAACAATTAGACGTAGCGTACAGAATAGATTGTAAATCTCGCACAAAATGTAATGAGCCTTGGTTGTTAAGAGAAAATTTTAGACCACTATATGAAAGTTTATTAGAAGCTTATATGTTAGCTCATAATAAAGATAATATTTTAGGTGAAGAAATACCTGAATATTTAATAAATTCTGTAAATGAATTACTTGAATCAACTTTAACACTGGATAAATAATATGTTCCCATTTGAAATTATAACAATGCTTGGCTCAACTGTAATTAGTAGTTTACTTAGTCTTTGGTCTCAGCGTATAAAAGCAAAACAAGACGAACAAAAAATGCTTATTACTCGTGGTGAGTTTCAATTAAAATCAGTAGAGTCTGCAAGAAATGTAGAAAACGTAGGTTTTCAATGGACCAGACGTATTATAGCATTGTCGTCAATATTTGCAATCGTCATACTGCCTAAATTAGTAGCAGTTTATTATCCAGATGTTGATGTAACAGTTGGCTATACTGTATTTAATCCAGGATTTTTATTTTTTACAGATGGTAGAGAAGTATTTGAATGGATAACTTTTAAAGGTTTAGTAATAACACAGCTAGATACCAACCTAGTATCAGCTATTATTGGTATGTACTTTGGTGGTAGCTTAGTTAAAAAGTAAGAGGATATTATGCAAAACAATATGGGTGGCTTTAGTGGAGACATGGACAGAAATGAGGTAGAAATTGACCTTAATAAATTCATGGCTTTGCTACAAGAAAAGTCAGAGCTAAAAGATAGAATAAGAGAGTTAGAAGATGAAAAGAATGACAACCCTTATCAAAAACTTATCTTTATTGCTCAAGCTGTAGATAGCTGGAGAATCATACCTAGAGCTTTTCTAAGTATTTATATGTATCTTTTATACTATGTTACATTTTGGTTTATGGGATTAGAAGACCCAACAATGCAACAATCAGGATTAATATCAGTAGTAGTCGGAGCAGGTGCTGCTTGGTTTGGTTTATATACTAATAGTTCTAAAAAACCCGGAGGAGAAAAGAAGTGAAAAAACTAATGTTATTAATGCTATCGTTAGGATTAGTTAATGTTGCGTATGGTCAAGATGGTACTCAATATAATGAGGACAATGCATTAACAACAGTTAATACTACAACCACTACTAACACAAACACTAATAATAATACTAACAATAATACTAATACTAACACAAATACTAATAACAATACAAATGTAAATACTTCAACTAATAACAATACTAATGTTAATACTTCAAGTAATACAAATGTAAATACTTCGACATCTTCTAGCACGTCAAATAATAATAATACTAATACAAATATAAATACTTCTACTTCTACATCTACTGTTAATTCTACAGTAAATCAAAATGTAAATAATACAAATAATTCTACAAGTAATAATACAAATACAAATACTAATACTAACATTAATTCATCTACGTCAGAGTCTAATGTTACGACTGATAACACAAATACAAATATAAATAATACTAAATCTGATAATACTAATAGAAACATTAATGAGTCTAACTCTACCCAAACAATCAATCAGAATGTCAAAAGCAAAGCACCCCCTGCTTCTGCTATTGCCCCATCTATAATGTCTTACTCACAAGACTTATGTACGGTGGGTCGTTCTGGTGCGTTTCAAGGGCAAGTATTTGGTCTTTCAACAGGTAGTACTGTTACTGACGAGAACTGTGAACGCTTAAAACTTTCAAAGTATCTCTATGATACTGGGATGAAAGTCGCTTCAGTTTCTATACTTTGTCAAGACCCAAGAGTATTTAAGGCTATGGAAATGGCTGGTACTCCTTGCCCTTACCAAGGTAAAATAGGTAAAGAAGCAACACTAGCATGGGCTGCTAATGCTTCTAAAAGACCTGATGCAAAAGACCAAGAAAAACTTTTTATAAAACAATGCACAAAGGAAAAAAATCCTAATCGAGATAAAATTAATAGAGATGTTGTTGGTGCAGTAAAAGTTATTTACACAAGAAAAACTAAAACTAAAGGTCAATGCAAAAAAGAATTTTATGCTACGCAGTAGCGTGTCTCTTAAGTCTTAATGTCTTTAGTCAGTATATCTACGAAGGCAATCAAGCTTTAATAGATTTAACTAACGAATCCAATACTACAAACTTAAATGCTGGAGACGACCAGTTATCGTCTGCTTTTAATTTAGATTTTACTTTTAATTTTTATGATAAGCAGTTTACATCTGCTCGTATGGCTACGAATGGATGTCTTCATTTTGGGTTAGGCACAGCTAATATTAATTATAATAATTACTGTGGTGACTACACACCTGACCCACTTCCACAATATAACTACACACTTTTTCCATTCTGGACTGACTTAATTAGAGACAGCAACTCTAAAATGTTAGCAAAAAACTTTAATGATAAAACAGTTTTTGGTTGGTATAATATGCGTGAGTATAATCGTAGTGGCTCTGATAACAGTTTTGAAGTTATACTTTGGACCAACTCTACATTTGATTTTAGATATGGTGAGTTAGATATTAATAGACATGATGTTCTTATCGGACAACAAAAAGATTCAGATACTTACTATCAATATTTGTTTTATGATGAATGTAATACAGGTACAACAAACTTATCAAGCTGTGTAAATGTTGATTGGAATAATTCTACATTTAATACTTTATTAGAAAATGGTGGTTCACTGTATGGCACAAGTGTAACAATTGACTGTAGTAATCCACTAAATGATGTAAGTTGTGCAGGATATTGGGATGCTTATGATGATTTACAGTGTGACTTAGACCCACAGTATGGTCCTTTCTGCCCCGGGTATAGGCAAGAAATTGATGTTGGATATTATCAAGAAGAAGAATATTTTGACTATGGTTATCAAGAAGAACTTTTTGACTATGGTTATGAAGAGTATGACATGTATGACGTTTTTGAAGAGCCAATAATTTTTGAAGAATACATTTTTGAACAACAGTATGACGTTTTTGAAGAGCCTGAATTTATATTTGCAGAAGAAATAATATTTGAACAGTTACAACCATTAGAAGAATTTATAGAACCTCTGCCATTCATTCGTGATGAAGAAGTCTTTATACCTATTGAAGATTTAATGATTGAAGAGTTTGTATTTCAAGAAACATTTATTGAAGAAGTGGAGGAGTGGTTTGAGGAAGAGACAATTGTGGAAGAAGAACTTGCGTATGCAGAGGAGCCGGAAGAAGAACTTATTGAAGAGATTGTTGAAGAAGAAGATGAGATTATAGAAGAGGAAATAGAAGAAGAACTTGTTGCTGAAGAAAAAAGTTCTAGTTTAACAAAAGAAAAAGCGTTAGCTGTTGTTGCATCTACAATTAAAACAGCAAGAGAAAGTGTGTATACAACAACGGGTGGTAACACCTCAACTAATTCTAGCTTTTCTACGTCTAGTTCAACATCAGCTAGTTCAACAGGAAGTATTAGTAATTCGCCTAGTATATCTGACCAGTTTTCATCTTCAACTGCACAAACAAATCAGTTGTTAGATATGAGTACAACAGTCACAGCTACGACAACTTCAACAACCTCAGTAGATTCTAGTATCAGTTCAACTACGAGTACAACATTTAGTTCTAACACCAATACAAGTAACAGTCTTCAAAATCAAATTGATATATCTGTTTCTAGTGGTGGGGATACAGATGCTGAACAGTTAGTAGAAAATATTATAGCACAAAACTTACAAGCTGCACAAGAGGATGTACAGGCTAAACAAGAAGAAACAGGTCAATATGGCTCAGAAAATACTATTATAGCTTACATGGGATTTGTACCTAACTTTAATAACTATAGATTAGTTACAGTACCTGACCAAGAGGTATGGTATGAACCTACAATTTTATACGCAGATAATATGCTAACAGATAATATAGAAGGCTTTTATCAAATGGCAGGTCAAAGTTTAGAAAAACTAGCTGAAATGAAAGAATTACAACCACCATTATAATATGAAAATACCACAACAAACAAACTTGTTATTAAACAAACCAAGAGATGCATCACCTGAAGAGTTTTTACATTGGCAAGAAACTGAATTAAAATGGTGGGCAGATAAACAAATGAATATTGTAACTATTATGTCTGTGGTGCAAGTTACAATGTTTGGTTTGATGTTGTTATGTTTTCACATTATTTCATTAGAATTTTAATGGCATATTCAAGTAAAGTTGTAGATAGATTTGAAGGAGTTTTAAATAACCCAGAGAAATATTCAGTGGGTAGATTTGATCCTAAAGATTTAGAAAGGATGAGACAAGACAACAATTCACCTGAGACAAAGGCAAGAGAGCAACAGCAAGAACAAGAAAAGGCAAAGATTGTAAACGCTATCAACGGCCAATATAATCAAAATATA